GCCTAATAAAAAAGGACTAAAGAGACTGACAGGACTAAGTGAAAAAGAGATTGGTGACCTAGTTGAAGATTTAGAGGACTTTAAAATGCTGGGATATTCTAGTAAAGAAGAGATTGCTAATGCAAGTGCAAAAGCAGAAAAAGATATGGAGAGGTTACTAGGAGACTATGAAGGCTACACACCTATTAAAAAATGAGTAGAACAAAGGGCAGTGGAACATTGAATGCGAGACAAGAGAAGTTCGCACAAAAGGTTGCAAAAGGGTTATCCAAAACTCAGGCAGCCATGGATGCAGGGTATTCCCCTAAAAACGCAGCCAGAGCAGGAGTAATGCTCAGTGGTAAAAACCACCCTAAGATACAGGCTAGAATCAATGAATTACAAAAAAGAGCAGCAAATAGAGTTACTTTGACTTTAGCCAGTCACCTAACGGATTTGAAGGACATTCGCGATCAAGCCTTGCAAAACGGCTCTTATTCCTCGGCTGTGGCTGCAGAAGTCGCAAGAGGCAAGGCAGCAGGGCTTTATGTCAATAAATCGGAACTTACGATCAATAAAATTGAGCTGATGTCTAAGGAAGAGATTCTAGTGCGAATGCAAGAACTTTACCATGAAACAGGCGGAATATTACCTAAAAGTACAATCATCGACCTACCAGTAGAGGAATATAGTGGCTGATCCACGTCTAACCGAAGTCTATAAAAAGAAACCGAGCCTTGAGCCATTGATCAATAAAATCAAGGCAGACGAACCATGGCTAAAGGACAGAGTGAATTTCATCTGGCTGATTGGTAGTTTTGCTAAAGGTACTGCCAGAGAAGATAGCGACGTTGACTTGTTGATGGTTCAGTATGAAGATAATTTGGAGCCTTGGAAAAGGGAATTGCGTCATTTTGCAAAATTCTTTCCCGATATCAAATTACAAACACACCAGCTGTTGAATGAGCGCTGGCAAAGGATTAAGCAAAATAAGTCCCCTTTTTATCAGGGTGTCGTAAATAAAAAAGATCATATAGAGGTGGTATAATGGTTGATGAAGAAGGTTATAAAACTTTAACAACTGGAAGAATTACAACAAGAGCTACTGTAGGTACTCCCGACTATGTACATAAAGCTGAACATGCAAGAAATGTCATGCAAGGGTATACTGTAGGTAGTTTAAGACCCGACAGAGCAGATGTATTTAATATAGACTATTCACCAGAAAAACTTAAAATGGGAGGTGGAGAAGAACCTGAAGTAACTCGAGGAATAAGGAACAATAATCCGTTTAACTTGGTTTACACGGACGACGCTTGGGAAGGAAAACTAGGTCGTGATCTAGAGGTTGAAGACACCTTTGAACGCTTTGACTCTCCCGAAGCAGGAATCAGAGCAGGGGCGATCAATGTATTAACTCAATTTTCAAGAGGCGATAACACAATAGCTAAGCTACTGAAGACCCTTTCTCCTCCTGGGAAAGAGAACCCAAACTATGAGAAACACAAAGAATATGTAGCAGGTAAAATGAATAGAACCCAAGACGAAGTATTAGACCTAACAGACCCTATGACCCTGAGAAGACTTTCTACCGCTATTATTGGTTTTGAAAATGCTAATCATGCTTACGAAGATGAACTCTTGGACGGTGCTCTAGCTCGCGCCTTAGAATTTCATCTATCTAAACAGAATAAAAACCTTGGTGGTCCCGTCACTCAACCATTCTATAATGACAAAAAGTACATTATCTAAGCTCCCTGAAGAAACGCTCAAGGAATACTATGAGCTCAGTGAGCGGTTTAAGGAACTTAGGGACATAGAACAGTCCCAAACGGACTTTTTATCATTTGTCAAAAGCCAATGGCCAAGCTTCATTCAAGGTCATCATCACACCATAGTGGCTGAAGCCTTTGACCGTATAGCTCAGGGCAAGCTAAAACGGCTCATTATCAATATGCCTCCAAGACACACGAAAAGTGAATTCGCGAGCTTTTTGCTTCCTGCCTATTTGATTGGGCGTAATCCCACCTTAAAAATTATTCAAGCTACACATACGGCAGATCTGGCAGTACGTTTTGGACGTAAGGTCAGAGACTTGATTCAATCTGATATTTATAAACATGTTTTTCCCGAAACTGTCCTGAACCCCGACTCAAAGGCAGCAGGAAAGTGGGAAACTATGTCGGATAAGCAACCCACTGCTCGTGGAGAATACTACGCAGTAGGAACGGGAGGCGCTATTGCAGGACGGGGTGCAGACTTGTTCATTATTGATGATCCCCATTCCGAGCAAGATGCAATGTCCAAAGTAGCTTTAGACGATGCATACGAGTGGTACACTTCTGGACCACGTCAACGGCTCCAGCCTGGAGGAGCAATTGTTATTGTCATGACACGATGGTCAATAAAAGATTTGACAGGACGCTTGATCAAAGACATGTCCCGTAGTGAGCAGAATGATCAATGGGAAGTGATTGAGCTCCCAGCTATTCTTCCTAGTGGTGATGCAGTTTGGCCAGAATATTGGAAAACTGAGGAACTAGAAGGAATCAAGGCAGCACTGGGCAATGGACCAAAATGGTTTGCTCAATATATGCAAAACCCTACTGCCGAAGAAGGAGCATTGATCAAGAGAGAATGGTGGCAGGAATGGCAAGAGAAAAAACCTCCTGAGTGTGAATATATTATTCAAAGTTATGATACTGCCTTCCTACGCACTGAAACCGCAGACTATTCTGCTATAACTACGTGGGGAGTTTTTTACCCACATGGTAGAATAGGTGAAAATTTTTATTCAGGGGATGTGGCGCATTTAATATTGTTAGATTCTGTAAAAGCACGCTTAGAGTTCCCTGAGCTTAAACAAAAAGCTCTAGAGCTTTATGAACATTGGGAACCCGACACAGTCATTATAGAGGCTAAAGGGAGTGGAACTCCCTTGACGCAAGAATTAAGAAAAATTGGAATCCCTGTTCAAAACTTTACTCCTAGTAAAGGAGCGGATAAAGTGGCAAGAGTAAATGCCTGTACACCTTTGTTTGAATCAGGAATGGTTTGGAGACCTGATGAACATTGGGCAACAGAAGTTGTTGAAGAATGTGTTGCGTTTCCCAATGGAGACCATGACGATTTAGTTGACTCCATGTCACAGGCAGTTTTACGTTTTCGTCAAGGTGGTTTTGTTCAATTACCGTCAGACTATCAAGACACCTTTGAGAGCTATCGACATAGAGAAATGGTTTACTATTAATGAAAACATATGATAGAGTAATGCCTCATGGCTATTGATAAACAAATTCAACCCACATCAAGCCCCATTCCCATAGATATAGATGGTCCAATAGAGATTGAGCTAGATCCGTTGATGGGAGAGATGGGGGATAATGTAGTAGACTTGCAACAACCACCTCAATTTAATGAAAATTTAGCAGATGTGTTAGAAGAAGATGTTCTTCAGGCACTCGGTGGTGAATTAACGTCTTTGTACGAAGAGGACAAAGAGTCTCGTAAAGATTGGTACGAAGCCTTTAGTAAGGGGTTGGATCTATTAGGCATTAAACAAGAAGAACGAACTCAACCGTTTCAGGGAGCCAGTGGAGTTAATCACCCTATTTTAGCAGAAGCAGTAACCCAATTTCAGGCACAAGCCTATAAAGAACTCCTACCAGCAGGTGGACCTGTACAGGTACAAGTTGTTGGGAACCACGACCCTCAAATCGTAGCTCAATCAACAAGGGTTAAAGAATTCATGAACTACCAGATTAGCCATGTAATGGAAGAATATGATCCTGAAATGGACTCATTATTGTTTTATTTACCTTTATCTGGCAGTGCCTTTAAAAAAGTTTATTTTGATACGATGTTAAATCGTGCTGTTAGTGAATTTGTAAAAGCAGAAGACCTAGTAGTCAGTTATTCAACCACAGAACTTTCTACTTCTCCTCGGGTTACTCATGTCATGACAATGACAAAGAATGATTTACTGAAGATGCAACTAAATGGCACATACAGCGATATCGAGCTGATGCAGCCTGGACTTGTGACTCCTAATGAAGTACAAGAAAAAATGGAAAAATTAGAAGGAGTGCAACCTAGTTATGCAGAAAATAATGAGCTATATACTATATTAGAACTTCATGTTGACCTTAATTTAACAGAAATTGAAGATCATGGTTTTGCTTGTCCCTATATTGTGACAATCTGTGAAGACATGAATCAAATTTTAGCAATTCGTCGTAATTGGACGGAAGGAGACCCACTTTATAATAAGACAGATTATTTTGTTCAGTATAAGTTCTTGCCAGGACTGGGTTTTTATGGTTTTGGTTTAATTCACATGATTGGCGGGCTAACTAAGTCTGTTACCTCTATTTTACGGCAATTGATCGATGCTGGAACTTTGGCTAATCTTCCAGCGGGGTTCAAGGCTCGTGGTATGCGAATACAGGGGGAAGACGAGCCTTTGCAACCTGGAGAATTTAGGGATGTTGATGTTGCAGGAGCTACGATTAAAGATTCTTTGTTGCCTTTACCGTATAAAGAGCCTTCTGCTGTTTTAGCACAACTTTTAAGTCTTTTAGTTGATTCAGGCAGGCGTTTTGCTTCTATTGCGGATATGCAAGTTGGTGATATTGGCAGTCAGCAATTACCTGTAGGTACTACCATAGCTATGTTAGAACGTGGCACAAAAGTCATGTCAGCTATTCATAAGCGTTTACATTTTGCTCAAAAGAAAGAATTTAGACTCTTAACTAAACTCTATGCCACTTATTTACCTCCTGAATACCCCTATATGACAGAACAAGGGCAACAGGTAGTTATGGCTCAAGATTTTGATGAGCGTGTGGATGTATTACCAGTTAGTGATCCAAATATATTTTCAATGGCACAACGGGTAATGATAGCACAACAACAATTACAAATGGCGCAAGCAGCACCTGAAATACACAATCTACAAGAGGCATATCGCCGAATGTATGAGGCTTTAGAGATAAAAAATCCACAAAGTTTATTCAAACAACAACCCCAAGTTCCTCCTAGAGACCCAATTAGCGAAGAACAAGCAGCAATGATGGGGCAGCCGATTAAGGCATTTGAGTGGCAAGACCATGAAGCCTATATTGCTGCGCATTCCTCTTTTATAGAAAACCCTATGGCACAACAAAATGAGATGATTGTTCAAATGCTTACTGCAAATATACAAGAACATCAGTCTATGATGTATAAAATTCAAATTGAAGAGGCAATGGGGCAACCATTACCGCCTTTAGAAGAATTACAACAAATGCCTCCTGAACAAGCACAGCAAATAATGAATGAAATTGCTCAAATGGCAACAAGAGCAACTGCAGAAGTTACAGGAAAGGCGCAAGCCTTGGTTAAAGCTGAAGAGTTACAGAAACTAGATCCAGTTATTGAATTACAAAAGGCAGAAATAGAGCAAAAAGCTCAAGCTGCAGATAAAAAAGCTCAGGTAGATTTAGAAAAAATACAGTCTCAAGAGGCAATTGCTGAAATGAAGATTGCAGCAGAACGAGAAAAGAATGTTCAGTCTTCAATTTTAGAGGCAGATAGGACTTACGCAGATATTTTAAACACTGTCCGAGAGGCAGACGAGAAAACTAGAACCGAATAGGAGGCAAAATGGCTAAGAAGTCTAAATCTAAGGTATATCCTGGACCACAACCTAATCCCGTTAAAGATATGGGCAATCCAGCTGGAACTGGAGAGATAATCTCAGTTAAGGGTAAGGCTAAGGGCGGAGGAGCAGCCACAAAAGGACTTAGTTTTATCCAATGGGTTAGAAAAAGTTGATGGATTGGCTAACGGCGACTGAATTTTTACTAAAACAGTCCCGCAAACGACAAGAAGAGCTGAAAGATACGCTTGCAAGCGGTGGTGTGGGTGATTTTAACCAATATCAACGCTTAATTGGTGAAATTGCGGGGCTAAATTACGTTGAAAACGAAATAATTGGGCTGCATAGACGAATGGAGACACCAGATGAAGATTGAAGCTAAAAGTAAGAAAATACCTCCTTTTGTCGCTAATTTCGGCTCCGAAGAGCCTGAAAAGCCAAAATCAACGAATTTTACCCCAGATGACCTAAAAAACGGTAATTTAGCTGAAAAATTGCCTCGTCCTACGGGTTATCGGTTACTTATTTTGCCTTTTGCCCCTGCAGAGAAGACAAAAGGCGGAATTTATCTGGCAAGACAAACTGTGGAACGAGAGCGTTTGACTACAGTTGTGGGCTATATTGTGGCTCTTGGACCAGATGCATATAAAGACTTAGTTAAATTTCCTGAAGGACCATGGTGTCAGAAAGGAGACTGGGTCATTTTCGGACGCTACGCAGGTGCTCGTATTCAAATTGATGGAGGAGACTTGCGCTTAATAAACGACGATGAAATTTTGGCATTAATAAATGATCCTGAAGATATTATTGGAGTATAATCCCTTTATTATTGTGAAATTTTACGCTAGAATCAAATAACTCATGGAGGAAACCATGCAACAAGAAGCTGAAAATATGGAACAAGAAATTGAAATTCCTGCTAAAACTGAAGAGGAAATTCAAGAAGTAGAGATTGAGGCAACTCAAGATCAACACGAACAAGAGATTGAACAATATAGTGAAAAAGTTCAAAAGCGAATTGATAAACTCACATATAATCAACGAGAGGCAGAACGTCAAAGAGACGAAGCACTTCGAGTTGCTGAAGCCTTAAAAGATAAGGTTCATGAATTTGAAAGTAAGGCTGTAAAAAGCGATGAAGCACTTTTTAAAGAATATAATGGAAGAGTAATAACTGAACTAGAGCAGGCTAAAGATAAATATCGAAAAGCTCTTTCATCGGGAGATGTTGATGCTCAAGTTGAAACTCAACAAAATATTGCAAAATTAGCAGTAGAACAAGAAACATTGTCTCGTGCTAAAAAACAACGAGAAAAAGCAACTCAAACTAACTCCAAACAACAGACACCTCCAATAGATCCTAGAGCTACGGCTTGGGCGCAAAAGGAAGAAAATTCTTGGTTTGGGAGAGATCGGGCGATGACTGCTGCTGCTTTTGAAATTGATAAAGAAATGCAAGAAGAAGGAATAAACCCTGTTGCCACAAACTATTATGAACAATTGGACGATAGGATTAAAGATGCCTTTCCACATAAATTTACACAAGAGGAGATTAAATCTCCACCTGTACAAGCTGTCGGACGGAATAGTGTTGGAACTAACCCAAAGACTAGAAAATCCAAAACAGTAAAACTCTCATCAAGTCAGCAAGCAATTGCTAAAAAACTTGGTGTGCCACTAGAAGAGTACGCAAAGTACGTCTAATATTAGGAGTATAATATGACAGACCGCAACTCCCGTTCTGCTGAAGTTCGAGTAGAAAAAACTCGCAGAAAACCTTGGCAACCACCGTCTAGTTTAGACGCACCTAAACCGCCTCCAGGATATACATATCGCTGGATTCGTGAAAGCATTCTTGGGCAAGAAGACAAAACGAATATGTCTAAGCGTATTCGTGAAGGATTCGAGCCAGTGAGGGCTGAAACTCATCCTGAGTTTCAAGGTCCTACAATTGAGGATGGAAAACACGCAGGTGTTATTGGCGTT